GGTCCAGCGTGGTATAAGATACTAAAAGCAGAGAAAACTGGTTTTCCAACAGAAGTAGAACTAGTGTATTTTAAACCAATACATCTAGGTCACGGCACAGAAACAGAAATAGATGGCGAAAAACTAGGTAAGTTATTGCCTAAAATGTATAAACAGATGCCGGACCTAAAAGACTGTTATCTAGGTTTAATACATTCACATCATACTATGGGTGCATTCCTTAGTGGAACAGACAAAGACACAGCCAGAGAACAGGCAACCAGCGATGGTTTCTTTTTCAGTACTGTTGTTGCTTCCGAAAAGGACCCGTATGATTGTTGCTTTACTTACAAAGATAGATATGGTTATTCTAATCTTATAGAAGGTAAAGTAAAAGTTATGATGCCTAAAATTACTGTGCCCAAGGACTGGGTTGCAGAAGCTAGAGCTATCAAGAAAGAAAAGAAGAAAGAAAGTAAGGTTAGCTATATTAATAATGCCAATCAGCTATCTTTTGTAAATAACACTAGAGGTTATGTTCACGGTGGCTATGGGTATGGTGGATACGGAAGTTATTATGACAGAGATGTTCCAGAGAAAAAGGATGACGATGAAAAAAAGACGTTATCCTCTTGGGACAAGGAAACTGAGATTTCTCAAGAGGAAATAAATAAAATGGAGGAAATATCTCAAGAGTTCATTGATGGTATGATAACTTATCATCAGCTCATAGAACGAGTAAATAAAGAATGTCCAAACATTAATCCTTACGATTATATGGACGGACGAGGGAACGGAACAGACTGGTATTAATACTTGCCTTCTTGGGTATTATCCAGTAAGTTCGTTTTATAGGGCACGGTTGCTCTGACTTAGGTTTTAGCCAATCTAAACCAAGTCATACAGTGAATTAACACCAACGCCGTGCCCGTTCTTTTCTCAAAGCAGGGGCTACCTATCCACAACTACCAACTACACAGCAGGTAGCCCCATCATTTCACAATCAAATAATAAGGAGAACTGTTTATGATGACAGTACCACAAAAGAAATACTTTTGTAAACGCATTGACGAGATTACTGCTCAAAAAGTAAGTGAACTCAAAGATGTCGAAGCAATGAGTAATAAAGCTATTGCCGCAATGGGTCTTGCAAATGGTAAAGTGCTGTATCCAGCAGATATGTCAAAAATACACGAAGCTATTGATATAACAATTAATGACGGTGAAGACATACGATGGGGTAGCAGTAGTTTAGGAAGTTTACCAGTAGAACCAATGCTAATAGGGTTTTCAGAGTTTAAACACGATATGGAAACTAAAATAGCTAAAGAAAATGCAGAAATCGTTAACCAGCGTAACAAGCTTTACAAAGAAGCTACACGCATAAAAGACGTTGCTATGTTTGGCTCGGAAGAAACGGCACACGCAATGTTAAAGGACTTTATTGAATGGCAAATAAAATAAAAACTAGATTTTTACGTAATAAGGACCTTATTCCATTAGAGTCACTTAGCACTATTAGCGTAATAGGTCTAGGTGGCATAGGTTCTTTCTTAGTACAAGGACTAGCTATGATGGGTTGGCACAAAGTTATAGGTTATGATGGAGACATTATAGAAGACCATAATCTAAGTACCACTTGTTATCCATTAGACGAAACAGGTAATGCAAAGAAAGACTCTGCACAAGGTTTATTTCAGCGTTACAGCGAAGACTGGCAAGAGTTTGTTCCAAAAGATAACTTTGAAATAAACGACAAACCAACTCCAAAGATGGTTGTTTGCACAGACGATATGGAATCTAGACGTATGGTATATAATAAGTGGTTACGTCAAGACAATCCACATTTCTTTATAGATATGCGTATGGGTGCTACAAGTGTAGAGCTTGTAACAGTAACTCCGTACAATGATAAATATCTAGATACTTGGGTTCCTACGCATACTATACCACCAGCACCGTGCAGTATGAAACATACTGTCTTTGCTACTAACCATATTGTGTCCCTTGGTTTAGCCCAGATATATAATGTTGTTGCTAATTTAGCATACTATGACTATATTTGGACCAGCCTGAACCCAAATATGGTCGAATTTGGGACATTAATAACTCCAAAAATACAGGAGGTATCAGTTGATACAAGTAAGAAAAGTGTCAACCGACTGGACAGCAATGCCGGGAGGTCTGACATACCTAATTATAGGTCAGCCTAAAACAGGTAAGACAACTGCGTGTGCAAGTTGGAGTCCTAAAGGAAGTGACGGTGTTATAATCATCGACACAGACTTAGGTTCTGACTTTGTTGATAAAGCAAACACAGTTACAGTTACGAGTCTTAATGCACCTATACGCCCCGTGTTACACGAAGGCAAACAAGTAACTAAAAATGGAATAGCACAAACCGAAGCAGTGCCACCTGAAGAGCGTGGCTTTAGTTATCGCTCTGGCGATGATAAAGGTTCGCCTATGCCAGTATACTCTATGATAGAAGTATATAACTGGTTGGCGAACGAATGGGATGAGCTTCCATATGACACCGTAGTTATAGATACAGTAGGTCAAGTTAACGAGTGGATAGAACACGCCGTTATACACGAACTAGGTATTACAGCTATGGGTGAAGGTCAATGGGGTGCCGATTGGGGCAAAGCTAGACGTAAAAATCTAGATGTCATCAAAAGGTTCCAAGACCTAATTAAAAAGAAAGGTGGTAACCTTGTGTTAGTTAGCCATAGTAAGACGTCACAGATGCAAGACGGTAAAGTACAACTAGCACCAGAATTACCACGAGGACTGGGTTACTCATTAGCGGCGAAAGCAGACGTTATTGGTTATACTACAGCCAGTAAAGATGATGGTAAGTACTATATATCCTTTGAGGCGTATGACGAGAGAGTTGTCGGTTCACGGCTAAAACCTCTTGCTCAGAAAATACTCCCATTAGAGTATAGTGCTATATCTAACGAAATCCTAAAGTATAAGGAGGATAAATGAGTGGACGATTCAGACCTGCCGACTTGGCAATGTCATCAGGAAATGGTGACGGTTCTAAGTTCTTAGGTTACGTACCCTGTGGTATTACTGCATATGAAGACAGAGCTGACCAGTTTGACTGGGCAGATGTTTACATTGTGGCACAACTAGCATTGGAAGGAAGTCAATACCCTCAAGAAATGAGGCTTGCCGGTTCCTTTGATAGAGAGCCTAACGGTAATATCAAAACTTGTACACTACTAAAGAGACTATATTGGCTCTTTGACACCATTGGTTTTGAAGGTGGTCCAGATGTACAAGGTAATATGGTAGATGAAAATAGTAATAGCATTGACTTAGTCAATCACCTAGATACTAATTTCTGTACCAATCCCTTAGAACCGAAACACGACTTTCTTGCGTATTTATACAAAGAGCAAGGACGTAAAGACCCTAGTAAGGTTTATACAACCGTGTTTCCAAAACTGGTTCACAATACACCTACTGGTCGTAAGGACCTCGAAGGCTACATAAACTTTATGAAGTCTAAGAACCTTATTAAGGAGGTGCAAGAAGGGGTAGCAACAAACAATGTCGTAACACCTAATAATGGTCAAATGACACAGACTACGGACGATGCTCCGTTCTAATGTTTGTTGAAATGGCAATCGGGAGTCCCTCTAAACGAGGGGCTCTCGTTCCTATTGAGGATATGTGGGATGTTGTTTACGAACAAGGTAAAGAACAAGCTGTCTATCGTAGTGTCTATATGTACGATGAAGACGCTGTCAAGTTTGTAAGAGCAAACGGTTCTGTTAAGAACTACTTAGGTGCTAGATACATAGATAACGTACCTATAGATATAGATAAAGGCTCTAACACAGACGAGTACACGTTACAACAAGCACAATACATACTAGATTATTTGCATAAAGAATACCATTTAAAATCTGGTAACTATGCAATATATTTTAGTGGTACTGGCTATCATATAGATATATCAGCAGAATGTATAGGTTTTAAACCAAGTGAAAACTTGCCATACATTGTTAAAGCAACTATGGTAAACCTTATGAATGATATAAAGATAGACCCGGCAGTCTACACTAGGACAGCACTCATAAGAGTAGCACACAGTCTAAACATAAAGTCAGGTTTGTATAAAATACCTTTAAGCTTAGAAGAACTTTATACTAACTATACGAACATTGTAAAACTAGCACAAAACAGAAGGCTTGACCACGGAGTTGAAGAACTCTGGGGTGAAAAGTCGTTAAGTGATAAAATAGTTAACGAGGTTCCAGTAGTTAGGTCTATGCAAAAAGTAAACGAACCAAGTAATGTGGTTAATTGTGTACAATCATTGTATAACAAAGGACCACAACAAGGCAATCGTAATCACGCATTGCTACGTATGGCTTCACACTTTAGACGTAATGGTATACCAAGTGATGCTACAAAAGCAAGTTTGTTACATTGGAATAACAATCAATTAAATCCACAAATAGTTATAGATAAGGTCGAATCTACATATAACTACGGATACAAATATGGTTGTAATGACGAGTTGTTAGCAAGTTTGTGTAACCCAAAATGCGTATACTACAAAAACAAAGACTATCTTGTTGATATAAAAACATCAGGAGATTTACAAGCAGAGTTAGAAACTAGATTAGAATCAGATTTTACAGGTAAAATGCTACCTATAGCTGAAATGTTTGGTTTGCATAACAAAGATTGTAATATATATCCGGGTGAGTTAGTAACTATCTTCGGTCCAACGGGTGCTAATAAAACTGCACTAGCACAAAACATAGCATTAGGTTATGATTTTGCAAACGATGAAATACGAAGAGAGTGGCAAATACCGACATTGTTCTTATCTTTAGAATTAAGTGGTTGGTATATGCACAGACGTAATCAACAGATAGTAGCTGGAATGAGTAAAGACGATGTTACAGCTAATTACAAATATG